CCCCAGGAACCACGGGAAGTCATCGGAGGACTCGACCTCATCGTCGGGCAGGGCCGACACCCGGTCGGCCAGTGCGCGGAGCTCGCCCCAGCGCATCGGGCGCCCGAGCTTGACCGTCTCAGCCTCGAGCCGGATGAGGTTGCGCAGGCTGATCCGGTCCAGCGCGGCCGGGGTATAGGTGGCATCGCCGATCTTGTAGTGCACGGGTCAGTCTCCGATCTCGTCAAGCAGGGTTTCGACCTCGCGCATGAGGGCGTCGCGCACCTTGGGGGCGCCCGCCTCCAGCGCCTTCGCGGCGCTGCCAGATGGCACAGACTGGCCCACCCACGGCTTGTGGCCGAACGTGGGGTGCCGCAGCATCCCCGCGTCCATCGCCTCGAGGTCGTGGCCTGCGGAGCGCACCCTGATCTCCACCCGCGGGTGCCTGCTGGCGCTCGTCGAGGAGACGGACACCTTGGAGCGGCCGATCATGGCCGACAGCCCGCCACGGCGCGGCATGGACTCAGCGAGCGTGTCGCGGACCTCCGAGCCCAGCGGCTTGGCGACCTCGCGCAGACGGCGCCGGATGCCGTTGTTCAGCTTCCGGTCGCCCTCGTCGAGCTTGGCCGCCAGGCGCAGGAAGTCCTCAGAGCCCCGCACCATGCGAAACGGTGCGCCGGCCATGACCTAGAGCGCCGTGTCGGCGGTGCGGGTGACCACCCACATGGGCTGTGTGGCAGTGAGGTTGTCCAGCGCCGTGAACTCGAGGTCCACGGTCACCTCGTCGCCACCGTTCGTGGTGGGCAGTTTGCCGTCCAGCTTGATCTCGGAGAGCACCACCTGCAACGTCTCGTTGCCGACACCGAGCACGCCCGCGGAGAACGTCAGGACGAGCGACATTGCCGTCTCGTTGAGCACCGCGTCACGGAACGTCGCGGAGTCGTATTCGACGGTCAGCGTGCCGGTGATGTCGCGGCGCCCGGTCGCCGGCTTGGCCTTCTTGCCCGCGGCGCCGTAGTTGTAGCGGGACGTCCCGAGGTTGTGGGCCACCTTGATGTTCCCCGAGCGGACGTTTCCCAGCGAGGTCACGGACGACGCCAGGGTCGTCGTCGTCGGGGCCGTCACGGTGCCGGTGCTCAGCGACCCGTTGGCGAAGTGGAACAGGTTGGCGGCGCTGGAGTACGACGGGGTTGCGTAGGCGGTCGCCGTCGTCACGTCGCGGGCGTCCACCGTGGCCTTCAGCTTGGCGATCTCGCCGTTGCCGAACTCCAGCTCGAACGAGTCAACCATGCCGCCCGTGAACGTGTACGGGTCGACCGTGCCGTCGTACCGGGGAATGCCCTTCTGCCACGTCGCGGACGGCATCGTGTCGGCGAGCGTGAACACCTGCTGATACGTGGAGGCGCTGACGAGCGTGGACGTGCCCGTGCCCATGCACTGTTCCCACACGAGCCCCATGCCCTTGGACAGGCACTCCATCTCGAAGTCACCGCCCGCGTCGGAGGTGGTGACCACGCGCCGGCCGGAACGGTTGACGCGCGACCCGACGCGCAGACCCTCGCCCTGCACGACGTTCTTCGCGTAGTCGAACGTCTCCGAGGTGAACTCGAGGAACCGGGCGGGGGTGACTGAGGTGCCGTAGGTGCTCTCCTTGGAGAGGCCCAGCGAGCAGTCCTGAAAGGTGGTCACTTCTTCTCCTTGGGGGTGGCGACCGCGGCGAAGTTGCCGGGCTGGTCGAGCAGTGCGGCGCCGATGTCGTCGGGCACCTCGAAGACCTCGCCCGGCTCCAGCACGCGGCCGATGAGGGGCAGGTCGAGCAGCCCGAGCGGGCTCGTGTTCTTCAGTCGCATGGGGGTCTCCTCAGACGCGGGCGGTGGAAGTGACGACGGCCTCGATCTCGGCCGTCCTGCCGGTGACGCGGGACGGGTCGCCGGGCACGGTCACGGCCGACTCGACGAGCTCGTGACTGGTGACGCGCGCCTCTCGGCACGCGCCGCCCAGTGCCTCGTTCGGCGCGGTGCGCAGGTACTCGGTGAGGTCGTCGCACATGGCGTAGGCGCGCTCCGTGGCGTCCTGCTGCTGCGACTGGTCGCCCGGTCGGTACACGCTGAACACGACGACGGTTTCGACCGTCTCCTCGCGCTGCCGAGCCGGGGACATGGCGCCGCGGGTGTTCACGGTGCGCTGACCCATTACGGCCACGATCTCGTCAGGCTGGTACGTGCCGGGGCGCCCGTAGGACACGAGGGACGGCGCGGGGAACAGCACCTCACACGCGGCGACTAGTGCCGCCTTCACGGCGGGCGCGGACGTGCTCACGCGAACCCCGGCATGGCGCCCGAAGACGGCTCGAGGTAGGAGTAGGCGTCGCGGGGGATGGCGTGCCCTGAGGGGGTCGTCACGGTCGCCCCGTCGCCGGTCGTGCCGAACTCGGGCCGCCCGCCCTGCTGGTCACGCTGGAACGTCGCGGCCAGGATGAGCCGCGCCGCGAGCTTGATGTTCGCCGGCACGTCCTCGGTGGTGTCGCACAGACCGGCGACGTAGGTCACGACGACGGCCCCGACGCCATCGGCGAACGTGGTGCGCCCGGTGGACGAGCCCCGGTAGACGACGCCCGCGGGCAGGCTCACCACGTAGTCGCTGTCAGCCGTCAGGGTGGTGCCGTTCTCGACCACAGACGTGACCGAGTAGGCGGCGGTGGGGAGCAGGACCGAGCTGAGCCCACCGTCCGCGGTGACGGTCACGGAGCGGCGCACAACGGGGCCGGCGATGTCCTCGACCACGGCGGTGACGGCGGGCACGTAGGTGCTCACCAGCACGTCGTCGCGGGTCGTGTCCCCTGAGGCACGCTGGAGCGCGTCCCGCGCCTCGTCGAGGGTCAGGACGTCGGTGGCGGCCACGGGGTCAGGCGGTGTCGCTGTCGGGGGCGGTGCGGCCGACAGGCGCGGACTTCTTCACACGCGCGATCTCGGCCTTGACGCTCTTGGCGCGGTCGGTGCGGCCGTGGCGCTCGTAGCCCAACAGCTCCTCTTCCAGCGCGCGCAGGTAGTCCTTGCGAGCGCGGGCGGCACCTTCGCGGGTGGCGTCCTTGCGGGCATCGGGCATGGCCGGTCCTTTCGTCTGGGGGTGTGCGAGCGAGGGCGGGCCGGGTTGCGCCCCGCCCTCGCTCAGGTGGTGCGTTGACCGGTCAGAAGGTCGGCTGGATCAGGCCCGTGCCGGAGATCTTCTGCGCGTGCGACACGCGGTCGAACATGAACGCGAAGTAGGCGTAGACCACGAGGTCGATGCCCAGCGTCTTGGCGTTGGTCTGCTCGGCCCGGATGAGGGTCGGCGCGTTGGCGTCCTCCCACAGGTGGGATTCGGTCTGCGAGGCGAAGTAGATCTCGTCCTCGTTGGTGCCGAAGGCTGTCGAGATGTTGTTGTCGACGATGACCGGCGTGCCCGAGGGCAGGATGCCGCGGAAGCCGTTGCCGTAGCGCTCGCCGTAGTTCTGACCAGCGGTCTGCGTGGCGACGCCGGGCTGACCGAACAGCGGCCAGGTGGACGTGAGCTGGGACTGGAGCCAGTACCAGCGGCGCGAGTGCATGACCGCGATGACGTCGCCGGGGTGGGCGTTGAGCATCGCGGCCTCGACGGCGGCCGGGCCGGCGAGGAGCTTGGGGTACAGCTCCGCGGCGGTCGGGGATGCGTCGGTGTAGGCGATCGAGGTCGCCACGGCCGACAGGCCCACGGTGGCCTTGTTGAGGATGATCGAGTCGAGGTTGGACCGCTGCGCGGAGATCAGGTCCTCGATGATCGTGTCCTCGACGCCGACGCCACGCTCGGAGCCCTGCCGGGAGACGGTCTGCGAACCAGCGGACGTGAGCACGTTCGCGGTCAGCAGGGTGTCGTCGGTGTTGGTCTCGGAGACGGCGCTGTTCTCGGACGTCTGCTCGGCCGCGGTGGTGCCGGTCGTCAGCTTGCCCAGGTTGACGGTCATGCCGACCTCGGGGAGGTCGTGGCTGCGCATCGCGTCGGCCAGCGGACGGTCGGCGCGCGGCTTGCCGGCGAAGGCGTCCACGAGGTACTGCGGCACGACGATGCCCGAGAATGCCCCGGTGCCCACGGCGCGGACGTCGAACTGGTCCTGACCGCGGAGCACCCGCTCCTCCTGCGAGTGGCGGGTGATGCGCTCGCGGGCGTCGAAGTCGCCCAGGAGCGAGGCCACGACGTCGGACGCGAACATGGTGCCGCGCTTGTCGGTGTCGGGGCGGTAGGTGCGCTCCTCGGTGCCGATGCGGGTCTGGTTCTCGTAGCCGCGGGCCGTGGTGGGCGCGGTGGCGACGGGGTGGACCTCGCGCGAGAGGCGGTCGGCAGCCGCGTCGCGGCGCTTCTCGTCTTCGAGCTCGGTCACGCGGGCGGCCTGCGCCTCGAGCTCGGCGTCGAGTCCACGGATCTTCTCGGCGGCGTCGGTGACCTCGCGGGCCTCGTCGTCGGAAGGGTCGCGGCTCTCGGCCGCGCACGCGGTGCGAACGGCGTCGATCTTGTCCTTGAGCGTCTTGCGCTCGGCGAGCTTCGGGGCCATCGCGGCACGAACCGAAGCGATGAGCTGGTCGATGTTCACGACCGTCTCCTCTTCTCCCCTTGGTGGGGTTCGGGGTGTGTGTTTCGGTCCCAGCGGTGCGACAGGCGGTGGATCGACAGTCAGGCCGTGGCGCGAGCGTCGTCCCCTACGCGAGGCGTGCGGGGGTGACCGGCGACCCAGGTAGGTCGTCGGGGAATGTGGGGGGCTGGTCAGCCCAGGGTTGCGGCGAGCAGGTCGAGCGCGTGTCGGCTCATGGACGGGGCGCTGCCGCGGTTGCGCCGCTCGGCGTGCAGAGCGTTCTCGAGGTCGCGCAACTGCGGCTCGGTCAGGTCGGTCAGCGCAGGCAACGGCTGCGAGCGCATCCCGGCGCCCTGCGTGTGCGGGTTGGCGCCGTACCCGACGATGGCGACGTCGCCGCGGTGGATGTCGTACCCCTCGATGGCGTAGGTACT